GGTACGGCCAGATATCAATTTACCATCGATCTCGCAACGAAAGTTTCCGCCCATTATTATCTCACTCGCTTTAGATAACTATCATGAAAGTGTCAAAATCTTGGAACCGGCTCCCCAGATTCTGAACACACCTGATTTTGATGCAATTTCTCTCTCAGAAATTCCGCTAGAAGCCTTGAATTTAAACCTGTCAAATCTAGATCTCATATCTGTATACCAGTAATCGGGACCGGTCTGTCCGACTTCTTCAAACCCGCATGAGAGGTATCCCGTGCCAAATCCAACCCGTCTATCGACATATGTCATTAGGCCAGAATGACCTAACTCAATTGCATGCTCTAGAGCTGCACGTGCCAGCCTTGATAGCCCACCCACAACAATCACGCCCGGTGTCGTTGCATACCTTGAAATCTCTAGCCTATCTCTCCACTTTTCCTGTCTCGGAACTCTGACGGAGAGACATGACAAAATTTCACCCTCATATTCAATCGCCCATGCATTCTGAGCGGGTGCGTATCCTGCCAGATGAGAAGATTCAAAGAACTGACGCTGTGTTTTTGCATCAATCTGGACCACCTTACATTTTCTGGCGCCAATCTTTCTATCAGCAATCCCAAGACGACTTCGAATCATCTGTTTAACGATGTAATTCCTGTCTCTCCACTCATCATGAAATATTTGCAGTAGTCGAACGCCAGCATTCTCAGCAAGCGTCGCCTTTGTTGCATGCAACTTTGGATCGCATCCATCCTTTGCCTCTGAATGAAAGTAGAGGCCATGACATTCAATTCCAAAGCGTTTGTCCGGAACGAAGATGTCAATTTCTTTTGGAAAAATGGTCTTTCTGTTTCCTCTCTCGACGTTAAATCCTAGAGAAGAAACAAATTCTTCGACTTCAAGCTGCCACTGTGATGCTGTCAGCGGGTGACACTTTTCACAAAGTGTGCCTCTTTCAAAGGCTTGCAAAGTTTTTTGCTGTATGTCTCCGCACTTCTTGCATCTAAATTCAAGATATTGGCGCTGTCTGCTCACATATTCTTCGATGGGAGTGATAAGCTCAAAATCAGAAGATCGAGACAAAACTCGAGACTCAATTGTCTCACCCATGAGCCGTTTTGATATGCTAATCTTTGTTCGAGTTAGATCATCGTGTGACCTTCCAAAGAAGGGATTTCCAGATCCTCTCATCTTGTCTGCAATCTGCTTTATGCGCAGGTCGCAGTCAGCAGTCTTGCCTTTGTTCCAGGCCTCTGCTTTTCCACCTTTCGATCCGCCCTCTCTCATTGCAATAGAGGAGCATGATTTGCAGTATTTCTTGAATTGGAATGACGTGTATCTTGTTTGAGATCCACAAGCTTGGCAGGTCGGTCGAATTCCTCCGTGAAAGTGCTTGATGGTGTAGTTTTCTCCTGTCATTCCATGATATGACTTGATGTGATTTGAGAGGACTTTCCCGTCTTTAGTCTCGCAGGAGCATTCGAGGCAGATCACGCAAAGCTCACAACTTCGTAGTGTGCGTCATTCTGTAGGCACCACTGCATTAGCGCACGCCACTTCTCGCGATCAACGTCTGTTGCATAGCCCTTTATCTCATAGAGCGTCCTCATGTCAAGAGAGATGAAATCTGGAATGTAGGTGCGCTCTTGCCCGTTCGGATCAACATAGGGGATGCGGATCCCGTGCTTCTTGGTGACGGGCGTCTGACTCTCTATGCACTGATCGAGGAATCGTGTCTCCCAAGAAGAGTGCATGTATTCCTCCCGGGATGTGAATGGGTTATGCTTCCATTCAGCCTTGTAGGGCGCCTGGGGACCGATCTTGCCCTGCTCGAGGAGATTGATGGCGTGCTCAGTCTGTCTCTTTCTCTTTTCAGCCGACTCGGGTTTTTGCCAGTTCTCTGAGTTTGTCTTGGCTGAACGCTTTCGGACTTCGGGTGTAATGTGCGTTCTCATGAGAGATGCCTGACTTACTGCCTTGTCTTTGTTTTCTCCATAAAATCGAATCAAGTTTTCACGATTCTTCTCACCAATCTTTGCCTTGGATTCTTCTGTCAGGCGACCCTCAATCCTTGCTGAGTGGCCATGAATGTAGCGAAGGAATCGCATGCCTTGAGAAAGTGAGAATGGCGCATCTTGACCACAGCCACACTCGCACTTTGGATTAACACCAGCATGTACGTAATTTAGAAGGTAGTTTTCATAAGAGATTCCATGTGCCCTAGACACGTGTGATGCAAGACGTTCGAAGTCTTTTTGACAGATTTTGCATGATTCCATGATTATATTATATTCATATCAACATGAAAGTTACATAAAAAAAGAAACAAAGATGGCGCCCTTTTTAGGGGGCGCCATCCATATAGTTGAATCTAAACCGTAAGATTTAGATTACATTCAACTATATTATGTTCATGTCAAGACACGTGACGGTGCCGTAGAAGTCGGCGCGAACCATCTTCTTACCGTAGCGAGTCATGACGCCCTTACGAGGAGTGAAATCCTCGGGAGCAAAGATCGTCGGGGTGACGATGAGCGGGACGTACGGAGCGTAGACGTAGCCGGTCTCGAGGTAAGAACCGCCCTTGTAGCCGACGAGAACCTTGTTCCTTGGGAAGTAAGGATCCTTGTAGACCGTGAAGCGGTTGGACAGGGTGCCGATGGGGGAGGCGCCGATGGACATCGAGCCGCCGACCTGGCCCTGGCCATCGATCGAGTAGTTGGGCTTGTAGAGCACCGAAGCCTCGAGGACGGTGGCGACATCGGGTGAAACCACGATGAAGTTGGCCGAACCACGAAGGGTCTTGCGGTGGATCTCGTTAGCAACGTCGATGATGGTCTCGATGAGGGTCTCGTACCACTCGCGGACCGTACCGGTGAAGGCAGGGCCGGGAGAGAGTGTATCACCACGAGAGACCTCGGTTCCGTTTGTCTTGTTGACGAAACGACCGGGAGCACGTGACCAGAAGTAGTTAGCACCACGAGCCTCGGTGAGGAGGTCGTTGAGGATCTCACGGTCGATCTCGAGGGCGATCTGCTCGCTCAGGATCTGAGTCAGTTCGACCTCAGCATCCATTGAGTGGTATGCATTGAGATCCTGTGCCAACTCTGGCGACCAGCGAGCGCGCAGCTTGCGGGTCGTTGCGGTGACCGGGATGGACTCGATCTTGATGTCGATCTCAGGGATGATTGGCGAAGGCGAAGTACCGAAGTTAGACTCGAACGAAGGAATCGTAAGAGTTGAGGCATCGGATCCATCAACGCTCAGTGTGTCGGACACTGTGTAGGATGCAGTGAGGTTGAGAGAAACAGCAGCGGCTGTTCCTGCGTATGCTCCCGAGACGACAGTCAGAACAACAGCGTTAGCAGAGCCAGAGGCGAGAAGCGGGTTGGGTGTAAAGATACCACCAACTAGAGTTCCGTACTGGTTCAGACGACGAATGTTGAGGATGTTCTGTCCACCCTGGAAGGACTCGCCCGGAACTGCGAGAGTTCCTGCTGGAAGCGCCTCAGAGTGGAGAGCGATCTCCTTGACCTGCTGGAAGTCAGTGTTGGGCGGAAAGGTCGTGGCATCGAGGAAGACGAACTGGAACTGACCCGTGCCGTTAAGAACGTTGTCAGAAGCGTCAGACTCGATGAGAGTTGTGACCTGTGGGTCGAACTGGAGGAAGCGTCCGTCTGTGCCGGTGGCAAAGCACTTGGCGCCGGTTGTGAGTGTTGATTTAGCCTGGAATGCACCCCTTTCTGCAACGCTAAATGCTGTAGAAGCGCTGTGAACCTTGGTGAAGCCCGTTCCAACAAGATCGTACTGACCGCCGGTGGCGAGAGATCCAGAGCGAACGCCCTTGCCAACAGGGTTGTTGTAGATCGACTGTCCGCCCTTGTAGGTTGCGCCAGCGGTTGACGTGCCAGTCGTGAGCGAGGCATCGCCGCCAACGTCAGAACCGTAGGTGTAATCCAGGTAGAACAGGAGACCGGAGGGGAGGCTCATCGGCTGGATGGAAACGAGCTCGTTGGCAACGAGACCGCCGAACACGCGACGAACGATGGGGAAGGCGATGTTGGTGAAACCACGGATGTCGCCAGAGGAGGAGGGATTGCCACCGCCGGTGCCGAGGGTGTTGACCTCGCGGAGGAGCTGTGCAGCCTGGTTCTCCATGAGGCGAGCCATGTTGTCACGCTTGACGCCATCAAGGCCACGAAGCAGGCCGGTACGGGTCCACTTCTCAATGAGGCGACGGCCCTCCTCGGTGATGTTGCGATCACTGATTCCCTCAGTGAGCATGTTTAGCGAAAAATTCTTTGACATTGCTTTATTTCTCCTAAAAGCTTATGATTACTTGATACCGGCTAGGATTGCCCAGCGATCAACCTCGCCTGCACCGCTCATTCGGGCAGAAGCTGAGGTTGTGGGGCGAGATGCCAGACCGGCTGTGTGCCTGACTGACTCATTGAGAGACTCATTCTTCTTTGTGATTGAAGTGGAGAGGCTCTCATAAAGCAACTTGGCCTCGCGAAGGTTGGCTGCGCCGTCAAGTGCCTCGATGATTGCGCGACGTTGATTAGGTGCAACGTCCTTGTTCTGGAGGATCTTGTTGACGTAAAGAAGCTTTGCGTTGAACAAGTTGAGATCGGAAAGTTGCTCACGAAGCGTTTCAACTGCGCCTCTGTAATCATTGAGCTGCTGCTTGAGTGCACGATTCTCCCGTGCCTCTTTCATAAGTTTAGACTTGACATCGCCATGCTTGTTCATGTCAACATCAAGTACATCACCTTCAAGTGTTCCGCCGCCGAAAGAATCAGCAGCGTGCTGGTGTGAAGACTTGTGATTGCCTGGGGCCTTCTTGGACTTGGCCTCGCGAAGACGAGCAAGCTCGCGACGGAGCATGTTCTCGTCTATCTCGTAGACGGCCTCAGCCATCTCGCCACCCTCTTCTCCGGCAGCAGCAGCGGCGGCATCCTCAGCAGACTCTTCGCTGCCGACCTCAACCTCTTCTTCCTCCGCTCCTGCCTCTTCCTCGAATTCGACGCCGGAGATGCCAAGCTTTTCAAAAGCCTCTCTCTCCTCTGCAGAACCGACGAGCTTTAGAACAGCTTCCTCGAGCTCATCTTCGTCATCGTACATCATCTCGTCAAGCTCGTAGAGATCTTCGTCTACTTCCTCTTCCTTGTGTCTCATGCCTTTTTCTCCAATTTTTGCGTTTTTTGGTTTCATTTCACTAATAACAGCGTCTCTGAGATCATCGAGATCAATCTCGTATGCATCGTCAGCATCGCCCATTGCGCGTTCAGCGAGCTGATTAGGATCATTTAGTAGACTGAGAAGAGCACTGCGATCAGCCTCGCTTAACGATCCAACAGCACGATCAACAGCAGTGTGATCTGCGTTATCGGTCTTTTTTCCAGAACCAGACATGAGATTCACAAGCGAGCTTAGCGCAGACTCGTCAAGAGTCACATCTTCATCATCATCATCAGCTTTCTCACCTTCATCAATTGAAAGCGCCTCGTTAAGAAAGTCCCCACTCTCATCGTCAGGATTTCCTCCAACAAGCTGCTTTTCAATAAATTCTCTGATTCTTGGTGTGACTGCCTCTATTATCGCATTCTTTGCGTTCTGCTCAGCTGCTTCTCTTAGCAGCTTCGCATCTGCGATTGCCTCTTCGAATAGAGATTTCGACATGCGCTTAGTTTCCTTACTTGCTGAAAGTATCTATTACCCAGTCTTTGATTGTTCCGACTATTTAATTCGAGATATTTTTAGGTTTCTTTTTACTCTCTCTCTTACGCTGGGGTCGATCACATCCATGAATCTCATGGGTGCCTCTGGGCCTGGCAAAAGTGGAGAAAGCGCACCCTTTGTCCATCCATAGGGAGATCCGTCGATTCTTCCTGGCGCAACTGTGTACGAAGGATTGGAAGATGAACCACCGATTGCAGGTCCGTCAAACTTTCTCATTGGAAAAGGAACAAGACCAGAGAGAGTTGTCCTGGGCGTATCATTTTCAGCAAGATTCAACCTGTTCTTTGCAACTGTGAACCTATCTGTTCTGCTGTACGTCTCGGGAGGTCTAGCTAGATTTCCGTAGCTAAGGCGCTTATTGACTGCTGCTCGAAGGTCTAGTTCATCATCATCTAGATCTTCATCGTCTCTATCACCTTCTTCGCTATATGGAAACGTGTTTCCAGCTGTTGTCGGGTGACTTTGAAATCCTTTTCTACCGGTGTACCCGTATCCGGCGCCCTGTCTAGGATCATGTACGAGACGAGGCATTAGGTGCGACCATCAGAACCTAGATAAGATCTTCCCAGTATGTAAGATCCGATCGTCTGCGATGCTATCTTGGATGTTGTCTCAGAAGGAGAAACAGCACCTAGTCCAGATCCAAATTGCTCACCCTTATCTGCAACAGTGCCAAGATACTCAGGCTGATCCTGGGGGAGAACGCTTCCCGGACCAGGAGAAGCAGGGTTTGGTACGAAAGGAGATGCAGGCTTTCCTTCGCCGCCTGTCTCAACTGTTGCAAGATCAGGTGTTCCCGGGAAGTTTAGATCAAAAGTTCCAAACATGTAACCAGCGTCATTTATGACACCGCCTGCGACTCCAATGTTCGGAATTGAATCTCCTGGCCCACCATTTCCATTCAGGGCAGAGATTGCGGCATTTTTTACAGCTTCTTCGCTGTATGTAGTACCAACGGGGGTCGCAAACATCGCAGAGATGTTTACATCATTGCGATGCCCGAGACCTCCTAGTCCTGGAACTCCTTGCGGCACCACAGTTGCAAACTTAACTGATGACATTGCGACCCCCTATTTGTTTTTGAAAAATCAGATCTTGCTGATGATCTGCTTGCGAACTGCCAGGCGACGCTCCTGGAGGCGCTTGAGTCGATTGCGAAGAATCTCCTCCTGCTCTCTCAGGTCCTGGAGCTCGTGCATTTCCTTCATGGTAGCACCGGCGCCCATCGGCTTGTCACCGGGCTTGTAGCTCTTAGCAGCGGGAGGCTTTGCATTGTGCCAGCTCTCCTCATCCATCTCCATCTGGAGATCCTTGAGTGCCTTCTTGTCAAGAGGCTTCGCTTGCTTTGTCTCGATCTTCTTTTTCTCCTCAAGAACAATTCTGCGGAGACGATCTGGTGTAAGTCTAATTGCCATGTTAAACCCCATTGGTTACACTGTTACTTATTACGTTGCTTATGATCTTGACGGAATTTTCTCTGAAAATGCTAGCGCCGCCCACTTGGATGCACTGTCTCCAAATATATCTGACGGGTCGCTTCTAAGCATTGTCTTCGCAGCAACATCGCCTGCTGTTGCAATCATCTGTTCGTGGTTTGCACCAGAAGATGATTCGTTCATGTTTCTATGCGCACCTGTTCGGGCTGTATCAGCAAATATCTCAGCCAGGACAGGATCTGACGTTAGAGATTTTGCAAGTCCCTGTCCCTGATCTGGGAATCCTCTCTGGCTTGTTCGACCAATGTCTGCCTTGTTTGGCAAAAAGCTAATCTTGTCTGCGATGTTTGGTCGTGCAGCAGGCACTGCTCTTTGCTCTTGAACCTGTCTTGGGCTTGCCTGCCTAGATTCATTTATTGTCTTCTGTGTGCTTACCAAGCCTTCAGACAATATTTCAACCAAGCACTCTTTGACGATCATTTTCAGATCTTGCTTAGTCATTTTCATTTTTTACTTCCACTGATTGATATCATTGAAAATTCTATTGATTCTGTCAGACTTATTAAAGGTCGCACGCAAGTCCGTTGGAGTAATTCTTCTAGATTCTTTGATCATGAATGCTCCGGGCGTGCTAGGCTCAGATACGATGTCAAAGCAGATGAGCTGGAAATCCTCCTGGACAACCAGGTTTCCGTTTTGCTGCTTCGTGGATCCGACGCCTCGACTAGAGATGCCAAGGGTCACGCCTGATTCAATCAAGCTTTGTAGAATTTTTCCGCTCGGTGTGTCAAGAAGCTCAACAGATCCATAGACTGTATCACCTTCCATTCTTGCCTCTCGGACAATATGTGATGCATTCTTGAGCTCAACAACAGACGTATCTGGGTGATCACACTCACCAAGGGCGCGGTTCTCTTTGATGAATTTCTGATAATTTATGATCTCTCTCTCAAGGATGGCGCGAGGATAAACTCTTCCATTTTGATTAAGAGTGTCTGAGCGCTGGATCACGCCTCGTAGCATGATCTTTCCGCCATTTTGTATGCGAGACTCCTTGACAAGTGCAGGATTAATCGATAACGGAGTCCACTCGGTTAGAAGTGAAAGATTACTCATTGTGCCTCCCTGGACTCTTCAATTAGCTGCGATAGAGTCATTAGCTTGCTTAGCTTATCATCATCAAGGGATGAAAGGTCAAGAGATGAGACCCTAGACCGGATCCCTTTGATGTTTTCCTGGATTATTTGATTCTTTTCCGTCTTCTCAATTAGATCGAGTGACCTAATTGATTCTTCCTTTATTCTTTGTGCCCGGAGAACCATCTGCTCGCTAGGCCCGTCATTTGTTCTCATCACAACGTAGTCTCTAATGAGTCCACGCTGGTCATCTGTGAGTGTGCCTGCATACTTCTTGTTGAATTTTTCGCTAAGAATCTTGACAACGAGAGGATCGACGCTTGAATCTCTAGCCTCCTCCTCGATGATCGGCTCTTCAGGCCTCTTTAGCATCTCTACAAGCTTTGTCTCAACAATTACTGTCTTAGAAAGGTCAGATCTATCGCCGAGATACCACTCGTTTAATGCTGTCTGAATCGTTGCAAGATCCCGATAATTTGTGATTCTTCTATGGAAAAAGCTCTCATCATTAAGCACGTGATTTATGTCTCTGATGAGAAGAGACTTCTCTTTGTCTAGGACTGCGTGATTAATTCTTCGAGCAGCAGACTTCGTCTCAGTTAATATGACAGCTGAAATTGCAGAATCTGTCACTCTTGTCTTTGCAAGCGCATTGAAGAGCCTAAATTCCTTGAAGAGCTCAGTGTCCTTTGAGAATTTTGCAGAGATTATGTCAAGTGCTGATTGTGCTTTGTCTTTCTTTCCCTCAATGAGGTAAGAAGAAACTGCTCTCAACAGGAGCTCGTATACGATTCCTACATTTCTTTTCTTATTATGACTAATGTTCACAGGATTCATTTTTCCTCCTCTGATGTATTGGACTCAGAGCTGATACTGTTTAGTGACTTTAGTAGGCTCTTGTATTCCTTGTCTCTTTTTTCTGTGTCGACAATCTTATTGTTTAAATAATCATCAACAAAGCTGTCAGACTCATCAACCTTAAATTTATGAGCATTTTTTAGAGGATTGATGAGATCTTGCTTCTCTCCAAACGGATGTGCTATCGAGTCTCGTGGATCTTTTTTGTCTGACTTAACCATGTCATTATGGTGTGTGCGAGTCCCAATAGATCCGACCATCTTTCTTCTAGACCTATTGTAGATCTCGCGCTCTGTGTAATCGGGACCAATTTTTGTTTTTTCATCAAGTAGATGTCTATTGACATTACCCGGCCTTGCTAGGCCTGCAAAAGCACGAAGTGGAAGACCCT